AACTATGCTTCACAAGGACATCAAGCTAACTTAGAAGCAATTCTAAATGAGAGTCCTGAAGCTATGGTTGAATCGAATGAAGATGAAGAGGATGTAGATACTACTGACTCGAAGTAAATAACTCGGCTAGGTCTCAAAGCCTAGCCACTTTCTAATGGAGATAGAAATGCAACAAGAACGAACACAATTTATTAAACACAAATTACCATGCAACAAATGTAGCAGTAGTGATGCTGTTTCTCTTAACGAGAACGGCTCTGCTAAATGCTTTAGTTGTGATAGTTTCTTTATAAACTATGACGATGAATCAGTAAGCAAGGTAGTTACTATGCCCAATAAACCCAAGCCCGATAACACATTCCTTACATCATACACTGGTGCTTATGGTTCTCTTACTGATAGAGGTATATCAGAAAAGACAGCCACTAAGTTCGGTGTCAAGATTGTTAAAGATAGAAACAACCAAGTAGCACAACATGTATACCCTTACTTTAACGGTAGTGAAGTTGTAGGTACTAAGACAAGGTACGTTTCTAACAAACAGTTCTCATGTAATGGAACCTTTAACGAGACAGGTTTGTTTGGTGAACAGCTGTATGGAAATACAGGTGGCAAGTATCTCACTATTACCGAAGGAGAGTGTGATGCTATGGCAGTGCATGAACTCTTCCAAGGTAAGTGGGCAGTTGTATCCTTAAAGCGTGGAGCTTCGGCTGCTGTTAAAGATATACGAGAGAGTATAGAATTTGTAGAATCATTTGACAATGTAGTTCTATGTTTTGATAACGACAAGGCAGGTAAAGAAGCAGCTAAAGCTGTAGCTAAGATACTTAAGCCGAACAAAACTAGAATCATGTCATTCCCTAACGGGTTCAAAGATGCTAATGAAATGCTCAAGCAAAAGAAATTCCCTGAATTTACACAGGCTTGGTGGAACTCCAAGACTTACACACCTTCAGGTATTATGGAACTATCATCACAGAAAAATGATTGGTTACATAGAGAAGAGAAAGAGAGTGTTGCGTATCCTTGGGAAGGACTCAACAAGAAACTATATGGAATGCGTAAAGGAGAACTTGTAACCTTAACAGGTGGCACAGGTCTTGGTAAGTCTAGTGTTACTAGAGAGCTAGAACATCACCTTATCCAAAACACTACTGACAACGTAGGTATAGTTGCTCTCGAAGAGAACTGGTTGAGAACTGCTGATGGTATCTTATCTATCGAAGCTAACGATAGACTGTACCTGACAGAGAAACGCAAGAACTATAGTGAAGAAGAGCTAACAGCTTTGTTCGATAAAGCCATACCGAAAGGTAGAGTTTATATCCATGCCCATCTAGGTGCTACAGATATAGATGATATCTTTTCTAAGCTTAGATATATTATTGTAGGCTGTGAATGTAAGTGGGTTATAGTTGACCATTTACATATGCTTGTCAATGTCTTATCAGAAGGTGACGAAAGACGAGGTATTGATATGCTTATGAACAGACTGCGTAGTCTTGTAGAAGAGACAGGTATTGGTATGATATTAGTATCGCATCTTCGTAGAGCAAGTGGAGACAAGGGACATGAGAATGGTGTCGAAGTTTCACTGTCACACCTTAAAGGTTCGGCAGGTATAGCACAGTTATCTGATTGTGTCATTGCCCTAGAGAGGAATCAACAGGCAGCAAATCCTGAAGAAGCCAATACAACTAAGGTTCGTGTACTCAAATCAAGGTACACAGGAGACACAGGATTAGCTTGTGGTCTCAAATATAATCCTGATACAGGCAGATTGTTTGAAGTATCAGAGGAGGAAACATTTGACAACGAACAATTCTAAAATAATATTTGACATAGAAGCAGACGGATTAAACCCTACTAAAGTATGGTGTATCGTAGCTAAAGAATGGAATGGTGCAGTGCATACATTTGATAACACTCAGATACCTGAAGGGATTAAGTTCCTAGAAAGTGCTGAGGTATTGATTGGACACAACATCATAGGCTATGATATCCCTGTCTTAGAAAGATTGCATGGTGCTAAACTTACTAAGAATCTAGAAGATACATTAGTAATGTCTAGGCTCTTCAATCCCATCCGTGAGAACGGACATAGTTTGAAAGCTTGGGGCTGGCGTGTTGGTATGTTCAAGAAAGAACAACCTCTAGATTTTAATTCATATACACCGGCAATGTTAGAATACTGTATTCAAGATGTAAAATTAAATGAAGCTGTGTATAATCATCTACTCAAAGAAGGTACATTGTTTAGTGATGACTGTGTTGATTTAGAACACAGGGTAGCTAAGATAATGAGACAGCAGGAGAAGAACGGATTCTTTTTTAATACTAAACAAGCTATGAGTTTACTTGCTGACTTAAAAGATAAACAGTTAAAAGTAGAGGACGAAGTACACAGTACATTTAAACCTAAGTGGGTTGATGATAAGTTAGTTACTCCATACATTAGAAAAGACGGAGAGTTATCTAAGCGTGGTCTAACAGACGCTGAATATAACAACTGCTTAACAACACAATGCGTTGATAATTTTATGAGAAAAAAACTTGTTGAGTTTAATCTAGGTAGCCGTAAACAAATAGGAGAATATCTTATTGACTTCGGTTGGGAGCCTGTAAAATTTACACCTACAGGTCAGCCTATTGTAGACGAGGGGACTCTAAAAAAGATTGAGCATATAAGAGAAGCTAAATTAATTGCAGACTTCCTTCTTTATCAGAAGCGTATTGCTCAGATATCTTCTTGGATAGACGAGCTTAAAGATGATAGAGTTCATGGTAGTGTAATACCTAATGGAACTATCACTGGTAGAATGACACATAGAAATCCTAACATGGCACAAGTTCCTAATGCAGGAAGTCCTTATGGTGTAGAGTGTCGTGCTTGTTGGACTGTCCCTGAAGGATACAAACTTGTAGGTATAGATGCTAGTGGGCTAGAGCTTAGAATGTTAGCTCACTATATGAATGACGAAGATTATATTAATGAAGTTATCAATGGTGACATACATACTACTAATCAAAAACTTGCTGGTCTAAAGACAAGAGACCAAGCCAAGACATTTATATATGCACTAGTGTATGGAGCAGGTGATGCTAAGATAGGTAGTGTTGCAGGTGGTGGGCTTAAGAAAGGTAAAGAATTAAAACAAACTTTCTTCAAGAACTTACCGACACTTAAAACTTTAAAAGATAAAGTACAGAAAGCAGCCGAGAGAGGATTCCTAAAAGGAATAGATGGTCGTAAGATATATATCAGAAGCCAACATGCTGCTCTCAATAGTTTGCTTCAAGGTGGTGGTGCTATTGTTATGAAGAAAGCCCTGTGTTTCCTTCATGCCTTAATAGAATTAAATAATATTGATGCCAAGTTTGTAGCTAACATTCATGATGAGTGGCAGATAGAAGTAGCAGAAGAACAAGCAGACTTTGTAGGTCAGCTGGGAGTTCAAGCTATTGAACGAGCATCAGAGCATTTCAATATGCGTTGTCCTTTAACAGGAGAATATAAAATAGGAGGTGACTGGAGTGAAACTCATTAAAGATACTAATCGTAAAGGAGACTTTGCAGAATACTATGCCGTGACTTGGTTGTGGGATAATGGATACGAGGTCTTTCAGAATGCAGGATGTACTGGACCAATAGATATGATAGCTGTAGATAAAAAAGGAGAGACACTCTTCATTGATGTTAAAACTATACATCCTAATAATAATAATGACAAGAATCCTAACTGTAAAAAAACTAGAACAAAGAAACAACAACAACTAGGAGTTCAATTGCTTGGGTTTAATCCTGAGACAAGAGGGCTTCACTTTATAGAACACAAAATATGATAAAAGAAAACGAGAAACTTATTGACAATACTGAATTAGATAGCTATAATAAATTTACGGCTGAGTCAGGACATTGGTATACTCAAGAGGGTGACCCAATGTATACTATCGTTGGTGTTAATGGCAAGGAAAGAAACACTACTCTTAGAGATGCTAAGAAAGAAAAGTTAGTTCCCTCTGTTACTACCATCTTAGGTATGATAGCAAAACCTGCCTTAGAAAATTGGAAGATAGACCAAGCACTTAACTCTGCTCTTACACTAGAAAAAGAAGAAGAAGAATCCTTCAAGTCTTTTACTTACAGATGTAAGACTGACTCTAAAAAACTAGGTATTAAAGCTGCTCAAGAAGGTACTAAGATTCATGCCATGATTGAACGAGGGTTCTTAGGTGAAGGCACTAGTAAGACTTATGAAATTATTAAAGCTTACTTAGATGATAACTTCCCTGACGAAGAATGGATAGCAGAAGATTCTTTCTGTGCTGAATCAGGGTATGGTGGTAAGATAGATTTATATTCTAAGTCTGGTATCTTTGTTGACTTTAAAACTAAAGACAATCTATTCGGTAAAGACCCTGCTAAATTAGTATACGATGAACACGGTATGCAGTTGTCTGCCTATGCCCAAGGCTGTGGTTTTTCTGATGTAGAAAGAGTATCTATATTTGTAGATAGAAAAGATACTGAGTTGATATCCTGTCACATATGGGATAAGACTTCTCAAAAGAAACACACTGCTATGTTCAATGCTATATTAGATTATTGGAAGCTGGTTAAAAACTACGACTCCTCTGTTACTAATGGCTAGAGTACCTAGAAAACCTAGACCTAAAAAAACTAATGTGCCTAAAGGTTATGATAGTTTATGGGAAGCCCAACTGCATCAAACATTATTACATGATTGGAAGCACCATTGGGATAACATAAACTACATAGTTAAGCATAAGTACGAGCCGGACTTTGTTAAAATAATTGACGGCAAAACAATATTATTAGAAGCTAAGGGTAGATTCTGGGATTACGCAGAGTACAGTAAGTACATACATATTAGGGAGGCTTTGCCAAAAGACTATGAATTAATATTCTTATTTCAAAAACCTTTTGCACCAATGCCAGCCTCTAAGAAAAGAAAAGATGGGACTAAAAGAAGTCATGCCGAATGGGCAGAGACAAATAATTTTACATGGTACAACGAAGAGAGTGTGCCGAAGGAGTGGAGAAGTAGTGAATTATAAATTCAATGAAGACGAAACAATAAAACAAATTAAAAGGTATGTAGATAGTACTTACAACCAACACTATGCTTACGGAGACTACCAAGCTACAGATGTTATCTTTGATAATGGACATGGTGAAGGTTTCTGTATGGGTAACGTCATAAAGTATGCCATGAGGTATGGTAAAAAGAACGGACACGATGAAAAAGACTTGCTAAAAATAATACATTATGCTATAATGGCTATTCATTTACAGGATACAACAGATGATTGAAGATAAGATAGGAACTAAGCCTTACTTAGGAATAGAGATAGACTATGACAAAGAGAAAACCTTTGATAAGTTTAGTCTTGATACATTAAAAGATAGATATTTTTGGGAGAATGAAACACATGCACAAGAAGCGTTCGCAAGAGCCTCAGTCTACGGAGCAACCTTCAAGGGTGTCACGGATTTTGAGTTGGCTCAAAGACTTTACAACTACAGTTCCTCTCGTTGGTTCATGTTTAGCACTCCTATTCTTAGTAACGGGGGAACCACTCGTGGGCTTCCTATCAGTTGTTTCCTCAATTATGTTCCTGACAGTAGGAGTGGTCTATCTGCTCATTATGATGAGAACATATGGCTCGCTAGTTCTGGTGGAGGCATCGGTGGATATTGGGGCGATATTAGGAGCAATGGTGTTTCAACTACTCATGGCAGTCGTTCTACTGGTTCAATTCCATTCATGCATGTCGTAGATTCTCAGATGTTAGCCTTCAACCAAGGCACAACAAGACGAGGAAGCTATGCAGCTTACATGGATATTAGCCATCCGGAGATTGAAGAGTTCATTAACATGAGAAAAGAATCAGGTGGTGACATCAACAGAAAGAATCTTAACCTACACAACGGTATTAACATTACCAACGCCTTCTTACAGGCTGTAGAGAAAGACGAAGACTGGAGATTGATTGACCCTAAATCTAAAGAAGCTGTTAAGATAGTAAACGCTAGAGATATATGGTGGCAAATCATTCATGCTAGAGCAGAGACAGGTGAGCCTTACATGATTAACATAGATACTTGCAATGATGCTTTACCTAAAACACAAAAAGATTTAGGTCTTAAGATTAGACAAAGTAATTTATGTTCAGAGATTACTCTACCTACTGACGAAGAGAGAACAGCCGTCTGTTGTTTGTCATCAGTAAACTTAGAACACTTCGATGACTGGTCAAAGGATGATAACTTCATAGAAGATTTAATAACCATGCTTGACAATGTGTTACAACATTACATTGACAATGCAATAGATACAACACAACTAGGAGACTACAGTGCAAACTTTAAAAGATTTCAAAAATATGTTAGAGAGGGTAAGGAAGGATATACTAAGTCTGCGTATTCGGCATATAGAGAGAGAAGTCTCGGGCTCGGTGCTATGGGCTTCCATGCGTATCTCCAGTCTAAAGACATTCCTTTTGAGGGAATATATGCAACTG